TCACTGGTCATAAAAGTAACAGTTAGTGCATTATTAATGAGCAGGTAATCTTACAAGATCAGGAAGGCGTATTAGCTTGGGTGTCAGAGCGTTTAGCAGTCGCGATGCGGCAAGCAGAGGATTTGATTTTACGGGATTACATCATCAGCGCAGCATCGGAAATAAACGCAGGTGGTGGTGGAAACGGGGATAACCCAACAAACTATGGTGTAACCGACTTTAGTTTGCTTGCAACAACATTAGATACTAATAATTCATATAAGTTCATGTCTGGTATAGAAGGTATGGATCGTTTTGGAACTGGACCTGTGAGATCTAGCTATTTTATGTTAGCTTCAACAGAACTTCAGACTGATTTTGATGGTATGGTTGGCCAAGGGTTTAAAAACCAGTGGGATTATCCGAATAATACCTCTGCTTTGCAATCCGAATACGGAAGTGTATTTAATATCCGTATTCTGACTAGCTCTGAAAATCCAGTTGCTCGCGGTACATCTGCTAATGGACAGGATATTTATTATAATCCAGTTCTAGGAAAACAAGCGGTAACCCATATTAATCAAGACGGTTATTCGATGAATCTTATTTATAGAGACCCATACTACAGTGGTATGTTGGCCCAAAATGCTACTCTTGCTATTAAGTTTGCGCAAGCGCAAGCCTTAACGCAGGATACAGCCATCAGAATTTCTTTAGCAACTCGATTGAGTGCATCACTTTAAAGGAGTATTTTTATGGCTGAATATTCAAGACTAGCAAAAGGTCATTTTACTTCAACAGGTAATGCGCAACCTATTTTTTTGCCATTCCAGCCTGACCGAGTGAAGGTGCTTAATTATACTCTCGCTGCTGCAGGTGCTGCTGCAAGTAAGATCATCTCGGCTCAATGGGATGTGTCTATGGGTCAAGGCATTGCTATTGTTCAAGCATATACAAGTGGAAGCGCCTTAGTTTATGATATTGTTGCAACCAATGGGATAAGTTCTTTTTCGGAGGGCCTATCTCTACAATTTGGTAATAATATTTTATTAGGTGCATCTGGTGGTATTGCAAAGACAAGTGCAACTGTTCTTACCGTAACGACGACTGCTGCTCATGGTTTATCTGCTGGAAACTGGGTAGTTTTTAATAATTTATATGAAACTGCAACAACCGGTATGCAAACATTGGCGGGGATTCCTTTCCAAGTCGTTAGTGTTACATCTACAACTGTATTCACAATTAGTTGGGTAGGTAATGCATCGAATTTAACAGCTATTGATGGTTCAGCAACAGGCACGCCAGGATTCAAGCAAATTTTGTATCCTGCTATTTATGTGCCAGGTATTGCATTCCCTTGGTCGATTACTTTATCTGCCGGTGTGATAACTGTTAACACAACAGCGCCTCACAATTTCCAAGTTGGTCAAGAAATCGCCTTTAGGATTCCATCAATTTATGGAGCTAAAGAACTTAATCAATTGCAAAGTACAACACTTCCAGGATCGCCGCAATATTTTTATGTATCGACCGTTGCAAGTTCTAACGTATTTACATTTAACTATAGTGGCTCATTATCTGCGTTCTCCGTTGCTAATCCTCCATTTGCTTCATTCCCAGGATTGAAGTTTGCGCAGGTTTTCGCAGCTGGAGATGTTAATAGCGGAGGATTCCCATATAACGGAGGTAATTTATATCCATCTCCTACTGTATATCAAGGGTATTCAACTGCTGCTGTTAATACGATTAATGGCCCTTCAATTCAGGGAGCATTTATTAATGCGACTGCTCAAGGATTTATTATTGGCGCTGGCGCCGGAACTGCTGTAACAGGTGGTGTTTTGGTTGGAGCTAATACTAATGTCATATATTGGGAAGCATTTTTAGATGATTACGTTGCCAATTAATTACGTTTTGTAATGTGATGCTCTCCTTATAGGAGGGCATCTTTATGAAAATAAGGTTGAAAATGACGCTTCCATACTATCCGATAATATCTGGAGCAGTAGCCCTTTATAGTAATGTGGCTATCAATGCCCAATATTATGCACCTAGCAAATTTTTCATATCCGCAATAGCATTAGGTCAAACCACAACAATTACCACTACCGTTAATCATAATTATTCATTAGGACAATTGGTCAGATTGATAATTCCACGATTCAATGGAACAATTCAGTTGAATGAGCAAAGCGGATATGTCATTGCAATTCCTAATCCTAACGAAGTAATTTTAAATATAGATTCGACTTTCTATGCATTATTCCAAACATCTACGTATCCTACACAACCTCAAATTATACCTATTGGGGATGTAAATACAGGGGACATAAATGCCAATGGAAATTTGAATACAGGGACAGAAATAGCAGGAAGTTTTATTAATATTTCTCCAAATTAGAAACTAAAAAAATAGAGGTAAAAATGATAGAAAAAAAACCAAAGATTCAAGATGCAGAAATGCAGAAATTAGAAGCTCAATTCGACGAATTCGATAAGCAAGTTAAGGATCTTACATTAGACAGGATGAATGAAGCGCCTAAGGAAGAAACAGAGGGCCCTAAAATTGCACAGGTAGATATTGATAAAACGAAAGATCATTATTTGAGACCCGCTCGTGTAGTTATGGCAGCGCAAAAGTTCAATGAGAAATTCAGGAAAGATTATGAATTTGATAAAGAATATGTGCAGTTCATTGCTGAAAATAATGAAAGCCACGATTTGATAGAAATCTGGACAAGACCTTATGGCGGTGTTCCTGCTGAATTCTGGAATGTGCCAGTTGGTAAACCTGTTTGGGGACCTAGATATCTTGCAGAACAGATAAGGAGAAGAAATTACCACCGTTTGCATATGGAAGATAAGCCTACTGGATCCGATGGTGTAGGTCAATATTATGGCTCATTTGTAGTCGATAAAACTATTCAAAGATTAGATGCTAGGCCTGTTTCAACAAGAAAATCTGTATTTATGGGAGTTAATGGCTCTTAAAAGGTTTATATGAACACTTTGCAAGATATAATCACCTACATTAGAAGGATAATAAAATCTCCTTCTAATGCGGTTATAACGGATGCGCTTTTGATCGACTATATTAACCGTTTTTGGCTAATGGATGTCGATGCGAGAATGCAATTATTTGATTTGAAAACCAAATATCAATTTTTGACTACACCTGGTTTTGATCAGTATAATATGCCTCTATATTCCGTTCAGACAGAAACGAATAATCCGATTCAGCAAGTTGCAATGTTTCCTGTATATCAAGGACTTTTTGGTCCAGCTTATGCGAATGGAATTCAAATGAATTATAATACCCAAAGAGAGTTCTTCTTCAATGTTTGGACAAATTATAATCAAAGATCTGTGCAAACGGGAACAGGAGATGGCTCAACGGGCCCTTATACCCTGCAATTTCCTATTGTTCCAGCTGTTGGAACTAATAATTTCCCAGTTTCAACAGCGATTTGCAGAGGGCATATAGATATTACGGGTATAATTTCCACAGGAGTAAATCAAGACCCTCCATTAGATAGCGGATTAGGAACTAATGTTCCTGTTATTCCTACCACTAGTATGCTATCTCAAGTATTTTTTACATCTCAAGCAACAGATGGAACTAATATTTCAGTGGCGGATTCAGGTATATTTCTTTCCGGAAATTTAAACTATGGTCTTCTCATTAATCAAGGTAAGGCCCCTTATGGGAATACCGTTCTAGTCGATGGAGGGGGATTGGGTGTTAACTATGCTACAACTCAAAATACATTCAATTACTTCACCGGAATTGCAACAAATGTTTATTTTCCTTCTGCTATACCTCAAGGAATGCCTATAAATGGACAATGCGTCTATTATCAGACAGGATTTCCGAGAAGTTGCTTGTTTTACAATAACGTATTAACTTTAAGGGTTCCTCCGGATACCCAATACTTAGTTGAACTAGACGCCTATTTAACCCCTGCAGCTTTCCTTAATTCTACGGGAGCCATCCCTTTTGGATATATGTCAGAATATATTTCCAGGGGTGCAGCAAGGAAGATTTTATCAGATACAGGCGATTGGGATCAATTCAATGCGTATGAGGCATTATTTAGAGAACAAGAAGATCTGGTACATATCAGATCTCAAAGGCAATTCACTTCTACAAGAAGCCAAAATATATATAGCGGACAAGGGTTTCAAGGAAACTATAACCAATCCTCATTAGGAGTTTAGAAATGACATTATTCTGGGACTATAACCTTGATACACCTTTAGCGACTAATAAGCCGTCTGTCGATCAGCCAAAAATGAAGTTGAATACGAATAATATAGATAACTTTCTTTCTGTGGATCATTTTGGATTCAACATAAATAATGGCGGGACACACCAGCAATGCCAGCTTTTTGAAGTTCCAGGAGGTAATGGGACTATTCCTTCAGGTTTACAGGGTCTAAATTTTGAAACACTTTATTCATCTTTAACTTCTGGAGTTGGCGATTTGTGGTTTGTAAGAGGAGCTTCAGGAACAGGAATTAGGTTGACAGGACCAGGAACTCCTTCAGCAAATTTTAATGGATATACAACTCTCCCAGGTGGAATCCTTATGCAATGGGGAAGAAGTGCGGGAAATTCCCTATCATCGACAGGGCTGATAACTTTTCCAACTCCATTTATTAATAATGTGTTTGTGATTTGCCCAACATTAATTAGCAAATCGGCAGGAACATCAGAAACCAATACTGTTTCATATATTACAGGTTCGCAAACTTTAACAAATTGGAGATGGAATTATACTGGTACAACAAGTTATGTTGGATTCTATTGGGTGGCGATTGGCAATTAGGATTTTTTATGGCAGATAAATTAATTGTAGGCCCAATATCCGGAGGTCTTAGGACAGGGATAGAGCCATTCAATATTGACAATGACAGTTTCCCTGTGCTCATTAATGCCTATCAACATAGGCTTAAAATCAAAAGAAAAAGAGGAACTGATTTATTAGGCCAATTGCAAAGATGGATTGCAACGACAGATGGAAGCGGGAATCGTATTGTAACAATTTTCGTTCATCCTATCCCTGAAGGGATTTCGGTGTTTCAAATTGGAACGGATATATTTACCGATCCAGGAGGGATGACCCCAGTAGTTACGCTGATCACGAATGGAACTGGAAGCGGTACTTTGAATTTGACTACAGGTGTTTTGACGATTACAGGGTCTAAAATAAATACCCCAATTGTTTTTATTCCTCAATTGCCTGTAATGGGATTGGAAGAACTTCAATTATCTCCTATTTCTGACACTGGAGAGATCGCCTTTGACACAACAAATGCTTATAACATAAGTACCGTTTCACCCTATCTAATTACAGATGTTAGTTATTATAAAAACCCTTCTTCATCTGGAACATATGTTGCTAAAACTACATGGACGCCTTTACGTTGGAATGGTCAAAATTATCAGCAATTTTGGTCAACAAATTATGAGAATGCGCTTTGGGTTACAAATGGTGTTACAGTACCATTTTCAATTAATAATGTTGGCATGCAATTTGCTAGTGCCTCTACAGTTCCTACATTAACAGCAGCAACTTTTGTAAATCCAACAACCATGCAATTTACCATAGTTGGAAATCCATTAGTTGTAGGAGATTTCGTTTTTGCAAATGAATTTGTAGGAGGATCAGGGCTTAACTTTCAGACGGGTTATGTAACAGTGGCAGGAAATACATTCACTGTTGTATTTCCAAATGCCACTATACAAAATTCTGCTTATACAGTAGGAATGCTTCAATATCTAACAAATAATTCCAATGCAACTTTAGATTGTGTTAGATTTTATGATGGGCCTCCTACGAGTTTGACTGTGCCGCCTACTTTTCAAACGGGTTTTGGCTGGGTGAACTATATGCCTCCTTTAAACCAATTGCCTTATTCAATAGCTGGTTTAAAGCCTGCAATCTATTATCTTGCAGGGGCGAAATTAATTCTTCCTTATAAAGACCGTCTTGTTTTTTTTGGTCCTATAGTTCAGACGTCTTCAGGGAATCCGATTTATTTACCTGACACGATAGTATTTACTCAGAATGGGACTCCTTATTATACGGCTTCATATACTAATAAGCCTACAGCAACGATTGATACACCTACTAGTATATTGAATGAATTCGTTGCTTTATTGACTCCGACAAATCTTGGCGCATCACCTTGTGCAATGTTCGAAGACCAATTTGGATTTGGAGGATTTCTCTCACTTGGTCTAACCGATCGAATAGTGTCATCTTCATTTAATGAAGACGTCATTATAACAGGGTTCACAAAGTTACAGGCCAGATTAGTTGCTACAGGCAATGACGAAAATCCATTTGAGTTTTTCAAAGTAAACTCTGAGCTTGGAACATCTAGCACATTTTCAGTCGTTGATATGGACCAAGGGGTTTTGTCTAGGGGCAATAGAGGATTTATCATATCCAATCAAGTAGGAGCTAGCAGATTCGATTTAGATATTCCAGATCAAGCATTCCAGATAAATACAAATAATAACGGAAATGAACGAGTGACAGCTATAAGAGATTTCATTAACGAATGGTGCTATTTCACCTATCCAAATTATGAAGAAGATGGAAATATATTTCCTAATGAAACTCTATTTTACAATTATCGCGATCAGTCTTTTGCTATTTTTCTTGAAAACTATACGACATATGGAACGATTACACCAACAGGCGGAGATACCTGGGCTACTTTGAATATAGAGTCATGGGCTGATTGGAACTCTCCTTGGAATTCCGGAGATAATGCAGACGGGCAGATACAGGTAATTGCTGGAAATCAGCAAGGCTATGTGATGTTTAGAAACGATAAGGATACTGACGAAGAACCTTCCTTGTCTATTCAAAACATATTGGCAAATACTGTGACATCTCCTAATCACTGCTTAAACAACCAAGATTATATTATAATAACTGGAGCCATCGGAACGGTATCCGCCGCATTGAATAATTCCATATTTTCTATATTCAATGTAACAGCCAATGATTTTATGTTAAAGCCATCTGTAAATATTCCTGTTTTAGATTATAAGGGAGGGGGGCAAATCACAAGGTTGTATGTTCCTTTTATTCAGACTAAACAATTCCCTATAGGTTGGGCTTTAGCTAAAAAAACAAGAATTGGCCCTCAGAAGTATCTCTTATCTAAGACAAGTAATGGTCAAATTACTGTACAGATTTACTTGAGCCAAGATGCTGCTACGCCATATAATCAGGGCCCTATTGTTCCAACAACTCTATCATTAAACGACTCATTAATTTTTAGCCAAATTGTCTATACATGCCCTGAAACTACGAATTTAGGTTTGACTCCTGCAAATACCAATCTTCAAATGCTAAACTTTCCAGGAAATGCCCCGAATGCTGCTGGTACTTCCCCATCAGCGCAAATATGGCATAGGATGAATACTTCATTAATCGGCGATACTGTACAATTGGGATTCACTCTTTCAGATGCGCAAATGAGAGATGTTACGTTTTCTAATCAAACTGCTGAAATAGAACTCCACGGATTTATTTTAGACGTTAGCCCAAGTCAAGATCTATGCTAGGTTTATATGAATGATGTTTTAAGCAAATCAGGTTTTTTAAGAACTACAAGAACCTTTCCTGAGGATCTTCACCAATTATGTGTTGAAGTTAACAGAAGCTATGTGGACATTGCTCATAATGTAAATTCTCGAGTAATTGGTACATTCCCAACAAATCGTTCTATCGTAACCGGAGAAAATTGGTACATTACCCAAGCTAAAAAGCAGCAGGGAGTAAGACAGGTTTACCAGTGGTCCGATACAAATTTAACCATTGCACATGGACTTGACTTTCTTTCTCTAACAAATTTTGTAAGGATATGGGGTACATTTTTTGATGGCACAAATTGGCAGGCTTTGCCATATGTAGATGTAGTTAATGCAACCAATCAAATCAATGTTAAAGTGAACGCAACAAGTATATTGATAACTAAAGGCGCGGGAAGCCCGCCTGCTTGTACTAAAGGGCTAATTTGCCTGGAGTACCTAGGTAACCCATAGACAAGAATAACAAGTGCTTTTAGCAAAAAAATACGGAGTAGATAGGCATCATATAGGTAATATAGTGCTTAGAAGAGCATGTAATCACGTTTAATTAAGAAAAGGAGTCTATATGAACCCAATGGCAACCGCATCTCAACCAAGAAATAAGACACCTAACTTTTCAGGAGATAAAACACCTAAAGGATATAAAGCGGGCGCACTTCAACAATATACACCAGAGCAATTGCAGCTTTTTGAGCAATCAATGGGAGGCGTGGGACCGGAAAGTTATCTTTCTAGGTTATCACAAGGCGATGAAGGCTTGTTCAACGAAATGGAAGCTCCAGCATTCCGACAATTCCAACAAGGCCTTGGAAATATGGCATCAAGATTTAGCGCTGGAGGTGGCCAAGGATCTTTAGGGACTCGAAGAAGCAGCGGATTTCAGAACAAAGCAACTTCGGCATATTCAAACTTCGCTCAAGATCTGCAAGCTCAAAGACAAAACCTTCAAAGACAAGCTATATCGGATTTACAGGGATTTAGTAGCCAGCTTTTGGATAAGAGACCATATGAAAGATTCCTAGAAAAAAAACAGCATAAACCAAAGTTATGGGAAAGCATGCTAGGGCTTATTTCGCCTGTGGGAGGAGATTTATATGAAGGAGATACTAGGAATACGGAAGGATTCTTAAATGCCTTAAAGATGTTTGGGGGTTAAAATGGTACAAATAATTGAATCTAATCGAAAACCTACGACAACCGAAAAGTTCACTCGGGCATTTTCAGGAATATCCAATTTAATTGGAGAGCATGCAAGAGAAAAAAAAATAGAAGAATTTAAAAAAAAAGAAGATGAAAATCTAGCTCGTTTTATGGAAGAAGAATATAAGGTAAATACCAAGGGATTGCCTAAAGATTTTCAAAAGGAAATTTTAAAAGGCAAGCAAGGATTGGAGCAGGAAGAAATAAAAGGAAAATTTTTACAAGATAGAAAAAATCTAACTCCTGAAGAAAAATTTCAGGAACTTGAGAGATATAATGTTATTAAAGATCAATTTGGTCAAGAAGCAGCCGATCTTTATAAATCAGCTCCTGAAGGCGGTAAAACAGAACTCATTAAGCAATTTGTCGATTCAAAACAAAGAGGTCTTGATGTTTCCAACCTTTTAAAAAAAACACAAGACACATCTAAAACCCCAGGATATACACCTAAAGAAGAAGTGGGATTAGGAAAAGAACGTTATGCTAAGAATCTCCCTCTTTATCAAGAAAGACAGACAAAAGTAAAATCTCTTGAAGATGAACAAACAGCATTAGGGATTCTTGAAGAATTATCACCTCAAATTTCAGGATTAACACGCTTAAACTTAAATCCTCAAAGCGGAGAATTGATTATTCCAGCGCTTGCCTCCCCTGAAGCTCAAAGATATATTAAAACTATAAATGATTTTACGACTAAAGCTAAAGATAGTTATGGATCTAGGGTCACAAATTTTGACTTAACTCAATTTATGAAAAGGCTTCCTACATTAGCAAATACGGAAGAAGGAAGAAAAGAGATCATTGAACAAATGAGGACGCTGAATTCTATAAATATGGCACGCGAGCAAGCTTTAATTAATTATGTTGATGAGCAAGGTGGTGTTAGAAATGTTGATTGGGATAGAGCAGAAAGAGAAGCTGATAAAAGAAGTAAAAATATCGTAGATGAATTGAAAAAAGATTTTATAAAAATTGAATCAAATTCAAAAAAATCCTACACAAAATCAATAGATTCAGATCGTAAATTAGCAAGTCAAAAAGGCTTGGTATTGATGGAATTGAATGGGGAAAATATTTTTGTTCCTAAATCAGATGTTTCAAAAGCTAAAAAAAGAGGCGCTAAACCTTTATGAATGATTTAGATTTCACTTTTTTCACAAAGGATCAGTTAGAAGGGGAAGGAAGCAATGATGAAGATTTTACTTATTTCACAAAAGATCAATTAGAGCCAGACTATCACAATTCAGAGCAATTACGCCCTCTTTATTCTAGAAAAGGGAAGGGGGGGGAAACTGAATTTACTAGTTTCCCTGAAGAATTTGATCAAAAAGAAGAAGATGAATTAGAAAATTTTGAGACTATAGAACAAAAAGAGGGAATTCAAAATGAACCTCAAGAGATAGAGTCTCTACAGGAAGAAGAAAAAGAGTTTCCTTTTGAAGAAGAAAATGATTTAGAAAGAGAGATCGAGAGAAATATTGCTAGGGGTACTTCAAGAATCGGAGAAACAATTTTAGGACTTCCAGGAGATCTTTATTCATTTGGAAAATATCTATTTGGAGCTAATCCAGAAACAAATCTTCCAACTTCTAAAAGTTTAAAAGAATTAAGTGAAAAATCAACAAAGGGATATACAAAAGCGAAAAATGAAGCAGAGGAAAAAAGCGATGAAGTACTTTCAGATATTGCTTCATTTATGATTCCAGGTTCCGGAAAATATAACATGATGAGAAATATTGGGATTCCAGTTGTTGCCAACTTGGCAAAAGAAGGCATTAAATATACAGGTACAGAAAAATTAGGAGATGCTGCCAAGATTGGAACTATGGTTGTGTTAGATTTAATGTCTCACAGGAAAGGCGGAGCTAGAAAATTCGCTGGAAATTTATTTAATGAAAGTGAAAAATTGATTCCTGAAGGAGCAGAATTAACTTCTCATTCATTCCAAAAGTCCTTGTCAAATCTAGAAAAAACTCTTGAAAGTGGAGGCACAAGACCTTCTACAGAAAAATCATTGATTAAAGTTAATGAAATCCAAAAAAAAATGAAAAATGGACAAATTGAAGTTAAAGAATTAATTGATTTTAGGAAAAGTATTAATGAGATCAAAGATTCTCTTGGTGGTTTTGATATTACAGTTCCTGCAAAAATAAAAAAGAAAATGATTGTTAATTTAGATTTAGTGAAAAAAGAAGTGATAGGAGCTCTTGACGAATATGGAGCCAAACATAATCCAGAATTTAGAAAATTAAATAAATCTGCTAATGAAGCGTGGGCAGCAGTAGAAAGTTCAGAAAAAATGGGAAAATTCATTTTGAAAAGCATTAAGCAATCATTTAAATCTCCTTACACAAGCACATTATTGGGATTGGGCGGTTATGGAATTCATAAGGCCGGAGTAGCAGGAGCAATAGGAAAAACAGGAGCTATAAGCGCTCCACTAGTTTATGCCGGATATGAAACATATAAAGTATTTCACCAAATTCTTAAGAGTAAGACAATGGCGAAATATTATGGAAATATTCTTAAAGGTGCATCTGCGGGTAACGCATCACAAGTTTCTAAAAATGCTAAATTGCTTGATGATGAATTAGCTAAAATCGAAGAGTGATTACCAAGTATCAGGGTGTCCATCATATTTTTTTTCTCTAGTGATGAACATTAGAATAGAATAAATCACCAAGCAAGAAAGTATAAAAGTTCCAGAAATGTACATTTTTTATAATCCTTTTTTATAGTTAACAAATTTATAAAGATCGTCTTTGCTCCTTCTTTCCTCTCTCAATTCATCTGCTATTCTAGACACCTTAGTAGAAACAGAATCCATTTTAGATTCTAAGCGTTTTTCCATTGATGAAAACGCCAAATAGATAAAAGAGCAAAATCCGCCTATGATTGCAACGCAAGCAATAACTACTTCCATGAATGGACTCATTTTAAACTCTCTTGGCTTTTGCTCTTTAATAGGTCTATAAACATTTCATATAATTTGTCTGTTCTTTTAGATTGCTGATCAATCTTATTATTTAAGTCATTGTCCAATTTTTCAATTTGAGACTTAAGGTCATGAGTAAAATACCAGCAGATAACAGCCATGCCCATTAAATTTTGAATGTTGAATCCCTTTAAAAAATCTATTAATTCAGTCATTTTCTATTCCTTTCTTCGATCGCGCAAAGCCTTCCGTGGAAATCTTTAATTTCTTCTTGTATTCCTCTTATTAATTGCAATATATCCCTTCGATCATTTGCAGCTTCCCTTCTATCTGCATTTGATTCAGTTCTTGCCCAAAACCATAATGATAAAGTAAAAATCATATTGGCTATAATAAATGTTGCAAATTGTATCCAATCCATTTTAAATCCTCTCTAACCTTTTTAGCTCTCTTTTTATCTTAGCATTTTCTTTCTGAACTTTCACAAATTGAACAATCAATTGCTCTGTCTGACTGCTCATGACGAGGTTTAGCTCTACACAAAGCATTTTATATTTCTTAAGAACCTCTGTATCAATCAAAAATTTATGCTGTTTCTTGCTCATGTACCAAATGTACCATATAATCTATATAATAACAAGTGACATATTTTTTTTAAAAAAGGTCCTTAGGATGTTATGATTAGAAACTTGCATATTATTTATATTTTTAATTTAACATATTTAATAAAGTGGAATTTAAAATAAAATCCACGGAGGAATTATGATACCTACAGGTGCAATGTTATATACTCAGAGTTTTGGAAGCCGACCCGAAGGCGTAGAAATCCCAACATATCAAACAAGAGCCCCAACATCCAGCGACACTAATTTTCCTATCGGTAAAGTTTGGATTTATTTAGGAGTGGCATCCTATACTTTATTAAATATTACATCAGCTAGCGCGACTCTAGCCGCTACATGGTCCCTTCCCTCAGGAGAAATTGCCTCCACTACAAATGCGGGAGCTGTTTTTCTTAGCACTCTATCGCAATTACAGAATGGGAATGCTCCTAACTCTACATATGTTCCTTCCTCTAATGATGTGGCAACTGTAATTGCATCTGTAGTGGTAGGCGCGGGCGTCCCTGCTACTACCACTCAACAAGGATATGTCTTTCTAGCTACGAATGCGCAGGCTCAGGCAGGAGCATTAACCACTAACTATGCAATTAATCCAGCTAGTTTGGCATCTGTATTTGCGGTTCCATTTGCATTGGGAAGCACAACACCCGCAGCAGTCACCGCAACAACTCTAGGATTTACCACAGCAACGGGTACTGCTGGTGGTACATGGGCGTCAGGCGGAACAGCTATATCTATTGGAGCAGATGCAACAACGGACACTATAAATATTGGCACCGGTGCAGCAGCTAGAACTATCCATATCGGAGACTCAACCCAGGCGGTTCAGCCACAGGCGCGGCCGCTTTGACCTTGAAAGCAGGGACCGGTAATTTCACATTCACCTCAGCTGCAACTACTATAGTCACAATGTTCGCGGCAAATACCAGCGGAACAATAGCGATTGGGGGCACAGCTCAGACTGGTGCCATGTCTTTTGGAAATTCTTCCGGAACGAATACCGTTAACCTAGGCGTTGGAAATGGCGCTAATACTACAAATATCTCGACTGGAACAGGGGGAAATACCCTACACCTAGCTGACGGGGCAGGAACTAACACCATCACATTAGGATCGGGCGCTTCAATTAACACAGTCACAATTGGATCGGTGAGTTCGACTTCAGCAACGACAATTTTAGCCGGAAGTTCAGGTCTAACAATAGACGGAACAACTTCAACTAATATGTTGATCGGAGCCAGCTTAACTACTGGGGCTATCACAATTGGGGGCACCGCTGAAACTGGCACGATTACTTTGGGAAGCTCAAGTGGTACTAATATCGTAGCAATTGGCGCAGGGGCTGGGGCTGGAACGGTGTCCATTTCAAATAATACAACCGCAGGCGCGACAATTAATATAGCTACCGGAGTCAATGCGTCTACTAATACATTAAATGTATTTACTGGGGCGTCAGCAACGGGAGCGGATGCAATTAATTTAATGACAGGCGCAACACCAGGAGCTAGTCAGACATTAACCATTATGAGCGGTATTGCATCTGCTGGAACTCAATCTATTGCTGTTCTTGGTGGAGCTAATACAACAGGAACTCAATCAGTAGCGTTTTTTGGCGGTGCAATTGCGGGCGCTACAAGCAACTTCAACGTTCTAAACGGTACAATTGCATCAGGCACTAACACATTTAATCTATTGTCCGGCGCTCCATCTGGCGGTACTAATACTGTAAATATTCTGGCGGGGGCAGCGACTGGCGGAACGAATACGCTTAATGTCCTATCAAGCAATACTGCTACACAACTTGGAACCGTTAATATAGCCACCGGAACGGGAGCGGCGCATGTAGTTAATATAGGGAATAGCACTGGGGCCGGAAACATTCAGATATTGTCTAGCGGAACGAATACTATATTGATTGGAGGTACTTCACAAACTGGAACAATCACACTGGGAAGTTCTAGCGGTACTAATATTGTGGCAATCGGAGCCGGCACGGGGGCGACCACTCTTAATTTAGCAACGGGCGCTGGATCTGCTAAGGCCATCAATATTGGAACGGGTGCGGTAAGTAATGTTTTAACTCTAGGAAGTGTTTCTTCAACCAGCGGAATTACTATGCGGGTAGGAACTGGAAACTTCTCTTTAGATGGCGATGCTGCTGCAACCTATACTTTTGCACCTAGTACAACTGGAGGAACGATTAATTTCGGGGGAACGGGCGCCAATACAGGGACTATGACGATCGCGGGAGGTACTGGAACCCAGATACTTAACATCGCCTCTAACTCCGGTATTAAGACTGTAAATATCGGCGTAACTACTTCCGCGGATACTATCAATATTGGAACTGGCGGAACTGCTACGCAAACCGTAAATATAGGCTCGACAAGTTCGGCGTCCACTGTTGTCATAAATGCAGGTACTGGAGCTGTTGCTGTTACGGGAGGTAATCTTAAGATTGCTACTGCTGCTAAAGGACTTCAAATTAAGGCGGGCGCGGCAACAGATTTTGCTGGATCTGCTGTGCTTGTTTTGGGAACTGTTACAGTAGCTAATACAAATATTGCGACTGGAGATTTAATTTTCCTTTCTAGAATTGCGGTCAATGGCGCGGTTACTCTTGGCGAGTTGAGTTATACGATTAGCAATGGCGCGTCCTTTACTATCAATAGTTTAATTCTGGGGACGCCTGCTTCGGTCCAAACTGCCGACGTGAGTAGCGTGGGATATTTCATCATACGTCCTTTATAAGCGCTGTACCTAAATGACCCTTTTAGGTTAGAATGTATCTAACCAAGGAGGGTTATATGGAAGATTTAATTTGTGTTAAGTGTGGTAAAAAATTTCCTTTTTATCAAATGAAAGGAAGGCCGATACCAAGATTTTGTAGTCATGCCTGTAGAGGACATACAGGATTTAGGCCAGGGGGGCAAATCAGAATCGCTGAATTGACGGATGAAGAGAGGTTTGAAAGACTTAAGAAAAGTTTTGAAAAACATGTTATTAGATATGAGGGATGTTGGGGATGGAATGGCCCTATTGCTAAAGGCGGATATCCTGTCATGTCTTGCAGAAAAACCATAGGTCCGGATAGAGGACATAAGGCGTCATGGATAATACATAAAGGATCTATTCCCAATAGGATGCATGTTTGCCATTCTTGCGACAATCCTATATGTACTAATCCCGATCATTTATGGTTGGGAACACATAAACAAAATAATGATGATAAAATCGCTAAAGGTAGAGCAAATTGGGTAAGTCCTCCGATTAAAAAAGGTATCGAGAATGGTTCAGCTATTCTTAATGAGGATCAAGTTAGAGAAATAAAAAAATTGATAAAAGATGGACATTCATGTTATTCAATTAGCAAGGAATTTCCTGTTTCAAAAACAACGATACTTAGAATAAAAAATAACATAAGTTGGGGACACATAACATGCTAAAAAACACACTACAAATGGAACATGTCGTTGAAGGCAAACTTTTTCATTTCACTTGCGATAACAACGCACCTATCGGACATGTCAAAGATGCCTTAAACAAATTCATCCAATATACTTGTCAAGTCGAAGACAATATATTGATGCAGCAAAAACAAGCTCAAGAAGCTGAAGAAACCGAAAAAAATGCAGAAAATCCGCAAAATACAGAGGAATAATGTCATATACTAGCAAAGTTGCATGGGAAGTACTTAGGACGCTGGATACCGCCACTATGACGAATCCGGCACTTTATTACGCTGTCGGCACCGGTTTATTATTCCCCTCGTTCAAGCTTAAGATGGTTAATAATAGCAATGTGCTTGTAACTATTTCCATAGATGGAGTGAGCGACCATGACGTTTGCCCTAGCGGATCATTTTGGCTTTATGATGAAACTCAGCTGCCATTACCAACCGCTATTCCGGCAGTACCGGCAGGCACATCGATTAGTTGTAAATCTGCTTCAGCTGGTGTAGGACTTATTTACTTAGTATCTCAGTATGTTGTTCAGCAATAGGAAAATAAAATGAACGATATCAATCAATTTAACTTATTTGAAAATGATGAAAAACACCCTAGTGTTAGGCTGGAAGATTTAGAGCAAAGAATTAAGGATAACGAAATAAATATTGCATATTTAGAAAACGTCATCATAAATCTAACCGAACAATGCCTATCCAGACATATAGGTTTAATGAATTCAAAAGTAAATCGCGAAGAATTCGATAAAAAAATCATGGAAATTTCAGGTAAATGATATGAGCCAAGCCGGAATAATTAACCTATCGTCTCAATCGGGCGTCGTCGATTCAGTAACTGGTTCGAATGGAGTAACAGCCAGCCCAACAACAGGAAACGTTGTAGTATCGGGCGTAAATGCAACGACTTCATCTGTGGGTGTAGCTTCATTTAACTCAGCTAACTTTACGGTGAATGGGTCGGGTCAAGTTTCCATTTCAGCCGTTCCGGTTTCGGAAGGGGGGACTGGGGATTCAACACTAACAGCTAATTCAGTTTTAATAGGCAATGGAACATCTGCGGTTAAATTCGCCGGCCCTTCTGCTACGGTTGGTCAAGTACTCCAATCGGCAGGACTATCGAGCACTCCTGCGTATAGCACAGCAACTTACCCTCTTACTACAACAGTTAATCGTTTACTCTATTCTTCAGCTACTAATACAGTGTCTGAATTGGTTAGTACAGGAAATGGAACCTTAGTCACTTCCTCAACGGGAATTCCTAGTATATTGGGAGGGCCAGGGACTACAGGCAATATACTTCAATCTAATGCAGCAGCAGCGCCTAGTTTTTCAACGGCAACTTACCCGTCAACTGCTGGCACGTCAGGAAAGATATTAGTATCTGACGGAACTAATATTGTTAGCTCAACGCCTACGTTCCCAAATGCTTCTGCAACGTCAGGAAAATTTATTAGATCAGATGGAACAAACTGGATAGCCTCCACACCTACCCTTCCCACATCAGCAGGAACTTCTGGAAAAGTTCTTCAATCAGATGGTACGAATTATGTTGAATCTACAGCAACATTCCCATCAACAGCCACAGGAACAGGGACAATATTAAGAGCTAATGGAACAAACTGGGTGGCTACTACTGCGACCTATCCAACAACCACTACAGCATTTCAATTATTAGCGTCAACCGCAGCGAGTGTTATTGGAGAGATAACGGCAGGGGCCACAGGCACAGTGTTAACAGGAGTAAGTGGAGCTGTCCCAGCATTTAGTGCAACGCCAGCACTTACAAGCATTACTTTAAGTGGAGGGACAGCGTTAAGTACTTATGTAGAAGGGACTTTTACGCCAACTGTTGATGGTACGGTTCCTGGATCTACAGGATATGTTTACCAAGTAGGTACATATACAAAAATAGGAAGAATGGTTTTTTATAGCATAGATGTTTCTGTTTCTTCCGCTACAGGGACAGGTACTTTAATTATAGCAGGTCTCCCCTTTACTGTAATAACAGTTGCTAATTCAATAGAGCAAATGTCCGTTAGGGTTACTAATTTAACATGGCCAGCAGGAGGTACAATGTTAACGGCGTCTCCTTTAGGAGGTACAACCACCATTTCAATAACCTCTTCAGGTTCGGCAATAGCAGGAGGGTTTTTACAAATAGCAAATACGGCATTTGTTATTAAATCAACAGGCTTCTATTTTACATAATTATATATAGTTGGATAAAATTAAATGTCATCTTTTCAATCAAACGGTCCTGTCGCAAATTCAAGTTACGCTTTATCTACGGGAGTGGCTCTCAGTGATCCATTCATTACCGTATTTATGGACAGGGACCCCACTCCTTATGACTTTAACTATCCGATTAAGAAAAGATGGATCAATTTAACGCTGGTAAAGGAATGGATTTTAGTTAGTTTTACCAATGTGACGGGACAGAGTTTAGCTAACTGGGTGCTTCTTAGTATTTCAGGATTGAATCTTCTTCAGACTTTATCGGATAATGTAAATCCTCCTGGGGGAACAGTTGTTCTTCCAAGTCTCTCTAGCGATTCTCCTCCGAATAATATTCAGTTTACAGGGCAATTAAACGAAAATGGAGCATCTTCCCCAAGCCCCTTTCAAACCATAATTGAAAATCCAGGTAATCATTCTATTAGCATAAATCCCATGTCTCCAGCTAGATGGATAGTAGATCCATTAGGGGGGTTAGATCCTCTTAGGCCTAATGGAACTCATACAACTATAGTCTCTGCTGTTGCAAGCGCAGTTTCTGGCGATACGATTTTAATCATGCCTGGAAATTATGTCGAAGATGTCGTTTTAAAACCAGGTGTGAATTTAACCGCATATACCGGAGATTCTTTTAATAAGACTGTTTTAATCTCTGGTCTATTATTGTTGAACCAAGTTGGAACAGTAAATATTTCAAATATTTGCCTTCAAACTAATGGAAATTTTTGCTTAGCTGTTACAACTTTGGGGACTTCCACTTTAAATTGCACAAATTGCCGTATTATTGGAGTAGCTAATGGTTGCATGTTGTTTACCTCAACATCGTCATCTTCATTAAGTGTTTTCAATAGCTGCACTGGCGATATGTTATCCTCAGGTCATAAATATTTTGAGCAAACCGGTAATGGATCAATAGTTTTTAATAGCTGTTCTATAGCTAATAGCGCAGTTTCATCCACTCCTTCTACTTTGTCGGCTGGTGTTTTAAATGTTGTTAGATCTACAATTAATTTTCCAATAGCGGTTTCAAGCACTGCGAGTACCTCAATAACGTCTTCAGGATTTAATAATGCCGGAAGTAATACAGCATGTTTAGCATTAACGGGATCGGGCACAAGCGGAGCATTTAACAGCCAATTTATAAGTGGGTCATCTTCCGCAATTACTATTGATGCGGGGACGACTTTTAGTCCTATTGCATGTGATATAAATTCGAGCAATACAAACGCGATTACAGGATTAGGCACAATTACATATTCTGGATTAACTTTTTCAGGATCTTCAACGACTATTAACGTAACTACACAAGTATTTTCGGGGACTTTACAGGGTTCTAAGAACACGGCGCCCGCAGCGGGATTTTTAGGAGAATTAATAACTTCCGGATCTGTTATCAACGTTAGCGTCTCTACGGGTACACCAAAATCTGTAACCAGCATTCTTTTAACACCAGGAGTGTGGGATGTTACAGGTTTTTCTCAATGTGCATTTTCTGGATTTGTAGGTTCATCATTCATTATTTCATTGAGTACCGTTGATAATACTCTTCAAGGTAACGGAGGAGATCAACGGTGGAATTGCGGTAATACTACGGCAGATTATGTGTCGGCATCGGGTTGCGTACCCGCATTCAGAGTCGTTATTAGTTCTTCGACAACCTATTATCTGGTTGTACAAGCAAATTTCTTGGCGGGAACCGGCACCGCGGCAGGAAGAATATCAGGTGTTAGAGTCGGTTGAATTATCTAATCATATGTTAAATTTATGAAATTAATTATCTCGATATAGGCATCTCTTTTCGATCGATACACCAAATATATTTGAACCTTTTTTTCTTCTTGCATTTGCAATTCATATTCTGTTTTTTTTAACTCGCAGAATTTATATATCCTTTCGACTTCAAGATGAGGATAATCGAAGATCACGGGGACGATATTGCAAAAAATAAAATTTGGGATTAATAGGAATAATGATAAATATTTCATTGGATTACTCTTCCTTATTAAGTTTTTCAATTATCTTATTGATAAGAGCTTCTTTTTTGTGTGATTGATCCACTATTTCTTTAAGAATTGGCAACATAGCAGTAAGCCAAATTAGTGCGCTATCTTCTTTTTTAAGAAGATGCTTAAGATGTAAAGATAGGATCTCAACTCTTTGGTTATCATCTGTTTCATTCATGGGATAAGTTTGCCCTTGCATATTCCAAGTTTTAGCATATCATATTCATGTTCAAGCTCCCTAATGTTTTTGACAAGTTCAGCTTGCCTTGCATAAAGAGATCGCCTAGTTTTTTCCCATTCTTTTTTCATGTTATCGAACTCCTTAGAAATATCTCGAGTTTCGAAAAACTGTAACTGTTGCATATCAATCCCTATCAATTATTTTTGGCCTAGTATTTCTATATTTTTCTTCGATTTCGCAAAGCCTTCCGTGAAAATCCTTACTTTCCTGTTGCATTCCTCTTATTTCTTCTCTCATCCCGTTATGAAGTGAAATTGTAACTCCAAAGAAAGTAAGCATTATGATTAAATTTGAGGCTATTATAGCTATAACCTGTATCCATGTCTCATTCATTTTCTATTTTCCTTTATCAAATCGATAAACATTTCATATAATTTATCTGTTCTTTCTGATTTCCTTTCAATTTTACCATATAAAAGATAAAATACGACTAGTAATGTAACCAATAAAATTATAAATTCGACGTGATTTGTCCAAGGTTTACTTTCGTTAATTTTAATTCTCCGGTGGCATTGAATTTAAAACATTATTCCAGAACTCAATTTCTTTTGCAATCATTTTATTAATAAAATCATCATCTCTTTTTAAATTCATCCAGTAGTAATCTTCTTTTGAGTAAGAGAAATAATCAATCTCCTTTAGATTTGCTATCATCATTTGATGATGTAATTGACACATATAGTAAGCTGGTATTCTTCCGTTGCTTGCCATTCTATGGCTTCCCTTACCGCATTTTATCTCAACAGCATGAGATAGATCCTCAGTTATTCCATCAAATGATGCGCTTAGAAAAGGGTATATTTCGTCCTCGCATACTAATGGATTTACGCAAAGATTCGTTAAAGATTGATAACATTTCCTGGCTTCATGCTCCATCTCATTTCCGGCTTTCATTTTATCATTCGTTTCTTGTTCCCATCCAAAAATTTTTTCTTCCCATAATTGAGATATAGAACGCCAGGGATTTAACCCCATAATTATACTTGCATCCGACGCCCCAATGTGGGTGCGCCGGAATTGATGCCACTCTTTTGACCCTTGGATAATATCTGTGACTCTCATGTTTCAACTTCTTTTTCATTAGCTTGCGCATTTGCCATCATCCCTTTTAATATTTTTGGGAACATGTCTTCTTTGATCATGGAAAAATCTTTTATTCCCAATGATGCCAAATATGAAAATAATTTCTCCATATATGAGTTATCGCATTGATCGGACAATTCTATTAGCTGTTTCACTTTTGCTGTTCCAATAATGGGAATAATATCGGCAACCTTTCTATTTGCTTTATTTCTGTCCACAGCAGCTTCGCCATCGTCATCATCTTGTGATATGCCTATTATTGCACTTAAGCAATATCTTCTTGCATACGTGATACCTGAACCCATTCCTTGCGCATCCTGTTTAGCTGATATAATCGGCATAGTCGATTTTATCCATTGACCTGAGGAATGCAATAGCAAAGTATTTAAATGCAGCTTATCGTTTATAGTCTCTAAAGTTTGCGCTATGGATAAACCATTTTTAGTTAGGGGTATTCTGCATGTCGCCCATACCGAACTTAAATCCGCGTATTTAGATTTAAAAAAAGGGTTGTCGGAATCTTTCTTTGCTGATTCCATTTCACCCTGGCACTTAGCCAAGGCGATTGCTAATTCATTTATTTCATTTGATTGGTTATTCATATATCCCCGTAAAGTGATTTTGTGCCATTTCTTCGCAAAGTTCCTCAATATACAGTTTCTTAAACTCTTTATAGTCATCAAGAATAGCTAAACGCTCTAAAGGGGAAAGCCTATTTATAATCCTTTCCCTATACGCGTCCATTTTTTCCCTGATAATAGATTCATCATCTATCAAATGGCTGTCATCTTCATAAATCATGCTACACCTCCTATAAGATAAGATTTAATTTCTCTAAGTTCGTTGCTAGCTTTTAACATGTCATAACTTAAGTTTTCTAACCTCAATCCTAGGTCCCATCCGAACTTTAGTTCGTTGTTTGCCATCTCAGAAAGGGTGTTGCATAATCTTTCCGTTGCTTCTATAATTTGTTGTATATCACTCATCTTGTCTCTCTTGTTTGGTTTTTATCAACAAAAAGTAGCTCAACTTGCTAGTTTTGGTGGACTAGGCTACAAGGAACTTGCTTTTTCATACTGATTAATATATAACAATTGCTATTTTACTACAAGTTATATTTTTTGTGTTGCATGAAAATGCTAAACGTGTAACAATAGGTTCATAAATTAAGGGGGTTATGGTGAAATTGAGAGACTATTTACACTTCAACAAAATGACAGCATCTGAGCTAGCAAGGGGGTTAGACCTACATGCTAATACCGTGCGATATATATCATCTGGGGTTAGATTTCCAAGTCGCAAGCTAGCGATTAAAATAGAGATGATCACTGGGGGGCAAGTGACACGACAAGAGTTGAAACCGGATTTTGATTGGAGTAAAAATGAACGAAGATGAGTCATTAAACGAATATTGCCCTATCGTATGGTGCGCTGATAGGTAAAGAAAAAAGCCGATCAATCAAGATCGGCTAAACTCAACTATTTTCAAGGTTATCTCCATAATACTCTAAGGATATTTTCTTTGCATCATTTATGAAAATTGAATGCAAATTCCTTCAGCTTAATGATAAAGAAATTTTTTAAAAATTGTTTGAGAAAATATTAAGAAAAAATTAAGATCGGCTAGAAAAGAAAGGCTGCTAGGGTTAGCAGCCTTCACTAAGCGAAAAGCGTAACAATGTAGTTATTGTCATTATGGATTTCGCTTAGTTATAAATCAACCTTTATAACAGGAAATCTATGAGTAACTCAGAATCAGAATCTTGCAAACCAAATCATAAAATAGTAATCCCTGAAAAGATCTTAAAAAACAATAAGATTGAGGCTAATGCTAAAATTTTTTTGGGTGAACTTATTTATTTTTTTAAATCTAATGAGTTCTTTCATATTCCTAATGAGTTCTTTTCGAATCTTTACGAAGTAGATGAAAAAACTATAGAAAGATGGTCTGATTCTCTAGTTAATGAAAATATTTTGAAAATAATTAATTTCGAACAAGAAGAAGCAATAAAAATCCTCAAAGAAAAAATTCCTCAAAAATTTACATGCGATCTAAATTTTGATAATAATTTTTGTAATTGGTGTAAGTGCCATTCCTATTTATTGCATAAACATCATCACCCCATTCGTAAAAAGTATGGAGGGATAAAGACAATAGATATTTGCGCTAATTGTCATCAGGAATTTCATTTTCTTTGTGATTACAGAAAATTTAAAATTTTATGGGAGATGATATGCTAATACGTACATCTAAAGACAAAGATCATCCCTATGTAATGATAAACAAAAAATTTTTACATGATTCAAATCTATCTCTTAAAGCTAAAGGACTTCTGGCATATTGCATGTCAATGCCCGATGGATGGGAGTTTCACGTAAATCAACTGTCTAGTGTTTTGAGGGAAAATCGAACAGCAATAAACTCCGCTTTTAAAGAACTCATTGAATTCGGATATTGCCAGAGGATACAAACCAAGAGATCGGATGGTAAATTTAATAAAATAGAATACATACTTTTCGAAACGCCTGATTTAAAAAAATCATTACCGCGATCAGGTTTTCCGCAAGCGGATTTTCCGCTAGCGGAAAATCGACCACTAGTAATAAATGATGTTAGTAATGAAAAAAAACAACGACAACAACCGCTAAAGAAGAAAGAAAATCTTCCTGAGAAAAAAGTCGTCGTCGTTTCTTCGGAAGATAAAGAAGTTTCAAATTCATTGAAGGTTTATTTAGAGAAATTCGCTAATAAACATGGAGTTGAATGGGATATCCCGCTTGCAGTTTTAGAGGAATTGAACTCAAATTATGGCATAAAATACTTGGCCGATCAGCTAAATTATACCACTAAACGACATGAGCAGGCGATCAAAGATGAATCCACTCCGTATAAGCGTAAGAAAGAATCTCGTATAGAAAAACCACAAGTCTATCTGTCAATGAGCTGCGAAAAAAATTGGGCTAACTCCGTTAATTTAAACAATTGATTTTAAAATTGATTTTGTATTATTTGACTTTAGGGGACAGCGTGCGGATCACGTGGGGTCGCTGTATCATTTCAACAGCACGGCCCCTACCCTTTTAATTAGAGGATCTTATGGACAGAATAGTCATGGGTAAATTGATTAGCATAACGCTAAATCACCAGAAAAATCGAATTACTATGCTATACGAAAAAAAAGAAACTGACTTTGGAACATTTTTTTGTCATGTTTATTTCGAATCTCTCGATGAAGCTCAAGAAATACTTGAAGAAATACTAGATATGGAAAAAAAAATACCCCTCCGCGTCTCTAATTGCGAAGGGGTAAAACCAAACAAGTTGACAAGATGAGTTGTCGTGCTCATTTTATACGATTAAAAAAAAATAAGGAAGCAGAATGATTAAAGTTTTGGAATTTATCCCTGGAGGAAAGGCCCCTTGTATTGGGAAACTAAAAATTTTGATAAACGAACAGCAAGTTCTTCAAGGGATTTCTCTCTGTGAAAATGAAAGAAGCAAGTGGGTTAACTTCCCATCCGTTAAAAAAATCATAGACGATAAAGAGGTTTGGGTTCCTGCTATATTTTATCAGGTCCCCAGCGTGCAAAAAAGATTTTGCGAGGAAATACTTAAAGCCTATAAAGATTATCTAATGGAGGGCAAATGAAACTTTTCATTATAAAATATAAGGATCAGGAAGAATGTTTTGTCCTCTCTTCAATGGTTGGATTCAATTATTCTCCTACCACCTCCATGTTGACTTTATGCTTTAATACAGGAGAGTTTTATTCGGTCTTAGTAGAAGGAGACGAATACGAGTCGTTTGTTGGTTTTTTTTCGCACGGACTGGATGTGTTTTATCTATATCGAACTAATCAGAATATCGGCCAAGTATGTGAGAGTTTGAATGAAACATAAATTTGGCGCGATAAGGTGCGAGAGGGAAGGGATTAAGTTCCCCTCAAAGCTCGAAAGAAATTACTACGACAGGCTTGTTTTAGAGAAAATGTCAGGGAATGTGGTTCTTTTTATCCGACAGCCACGTTTTGACTTACCAGGTGGGTTGACATACCTGGCCGACTTTCTTGTCTTCTACGCAGACGGAAACGCTGAATTTATCGATACAAAAGGAAAGGACACTGTGGTTAGTCTTATGAAACGGAAACAAGTTGAAGAATTGTACCAAGTGAAGATAAAAATTGTCACAAAGGTTTAGCATGAAAAAAATAATCATAAAAAAAAATGAATTGATCGATTTGATATTTTGCAAAAAAATAGAATGCGACGGCTATTTAATTGAGATCGACGAAAAAACAATGGATATTTTGAACGAGATCGAAGAAAAAATGATCTTCGGCCGCTCTTACAGAAAAAAGGAGAAAATAGCATGATGAAATATATAATTTTAGCATTGTCTATCTCGTTTATCTCGATTGCGGTTTTTTTAATTTATGGAGCTTACTTAGAGTCTAAGGAAAAAAAATAAAGAGGAATCATGGATAAGCTAATCAAAAGAGTTAAGCGCGATCTAGATAAGGGCGAAAAAGACACAAAAGTTTTGCTTAAGGCAGATAAAAAATTTGACAAGAAGATTGAAGAGGCTAAAAAGTTGAAGACGAAAATGAAAGAGGGGAAATGCTGATTATTCAGCATCCCCATTTTGTTACTTAAAGCTTTTTTCAAAAGCTTCATGCACTAAATCTCTCAAAAATTCTGACATTGTTTTGCTAGTAGCTATGGAGCACGCTTCGAGCTTTTCTCGATCTTTTTTAGTTAGCCTAACTCGGACAGCTTTATCATGATAAGATTTTGATTTAAAATTCTTTCTTTCTGTGGCTTTATTTTCAGTCATTGAGGCTCCTTATCTTATCCCGCTAAATTGTAAATACCTAATTCGATTTCATCCACAAGTTCTCCTTCTAAAATTTCATTAAACTCTTTTACGCCATCCCATGTTGTGATACACTGCAACATATATTCATAATATTTAGTGTCATGAATTGTTGTTGATCGGTGAAGTTTTTGGCCTACTATCTCTATGAGATCATAGCCGAAGTTTGTTTGATCTTTCTTGTCTTGATTTAATTTAAATTTTAGTCCTTTCATCTTATTCATCCTTGTCTTTTTAGGTAGGCCCCAGAAGGGCCTTTGTGTTTTTAAATTGTGAATTCTTCTTGGTATTTTTTGTAATGAGCCTCAGTGTATGCATTTATAAAATCTTGCTCTTGACAGGGAGAAATACGCATATGAAGTTCTTCCCTTATTTCATCATCCATTAAGTTTATGCATGCCTCGTAATCTACCAAGTTTCCGTTTAAGTTTACTTGTTCTATTGTAAAATTTCTCATTTTGCTCATCCTTGTTTTTTTTGTTTTGGTTACTCGTATCTTAGCTTTTTGCTCAACTTGCTAGTTTTGGTGGACTAGTCGTCAAGGAGACTTGCTTTGATACCCAAAACTATAACATATGTTGCTATATTGTAGCAACACAAATGATAAATAAATCAATACTCCATAAAACACAAAGGTTTACGATAAATCTATTTCTCGGCTTTGAGAATGGAATATATTAGGAGTATCATTGATTCAAAATCGATGTATGTGACAAACGCATGTCTGACATGGGGTGGAAGATTAGCGGAATGATTGACTTGATCTAATAGCAATTGCATCATTTGATCGCGTGTCATTTCAGCATCTTCAGAGATCTCATCTTTATCCGTATCCATCTATCACCTATGCTTGTGTTAATATTGCGTGGTATGATATCAAAGATTTATTTAATCAGCTAAAAAAAAGGTATAAAAATGGTATCACCTAAGGGACATGCGCCTTACAACAAAAACGGAGAGGGGGGAAGGCCGCCAAAATTCTCCGACGAACAAGTAGATATTTTTGCGGATGAGTTTTTGGAATGGCTAAAAGAAGATAAAAATGTTTGGATGAAAAACTTTTGTTTGGAGCGCGATATTAATTCAGATTGTATGTCAGAATGGTGTAATAGATCAGAGAGGTTTCGAGGAGCGTACTTAATTGGAAAGCAAAAACAAGAAGCAAAGATATTTGAAGGCGGACTAATTGGTAAGTATAATAGTAACATTGTTAAACTAGCATTAACTAACCATCACGGATGGGCAGAAAGAACAGAATCAAAGATTAGTGGCGACTCGCAAAACCCTCTACAATGTATTATTGATAAAGTTTCGTCAAAAAAAGGCGAAGATGAAGAAGATCAACGAAGCTGATTACGAAACAGTCGAAAAACTTTTATCTGATCCTTTTTGGCGGCTGAATAATCTATATCAAATCGTTAATAAACGTGGAAATCAGATAGTATTTAATCTTAATTGGGCTCAGAGGCAGTTATACGACGAGATGCACTATTGCAATATCGTTTTAAAGGCTCGACAGCTAGGTATATCGACGTTTATTTGTCTCTATTTTTTAGACAAATGCCTTTTTGGTAAAAACATATCTGCAGGCATCATTGCACATACGTTGGAAGATGGTCAACAGCTATTTAGGCGGATAAAGTTTGCTTACGATATGCTACCGGACGATATACGCAAGATCATAACAGCGGATAATGATACCGCGCAAATGCTTAAATTTAGCAATGGATCGTCGATACGCGTAGGAACATCTCTGAGGTCTTCGACGATGCAATATTTGCATATATCGGAGTTCGGTAAGATCTGCGCTCAATACCCAGACAAAGCGAGAGAGATTATTACAGGGTCGCTTAATACGCTTGGAGTTGGACAATATTGTTTTATTGAGTCTACTGCTGAGGGGCGGGAGGGTTACTTTTTTGATCTTTGCCAGCAAGCAAAAGCACAACATGACTCAAAGGCTGATCTTAGCAAGCTTGATTTTAAATTCCATTTCTACCCTTGGTGGCGTGACAGATCTTATAGGATTGGTTCAGTTCCGTCTATCCCGCTAGAGTTATACGATTATTTTGTTCAGCTTTTGGGCCAAGGAATTGATTTAGATTCTGAGCAAAAAAACTGGTACGCTTTACGTCATAAAACGCAAGGCGAGGACATGAAACGGGAGTTTCCAAGCACTCCTGAGGAGTGTTGGGAGGTCTCCAATGCTGGAACATATTACGCTAGATATATCACTAGCGCGAGAATAGAAAAACGCATATGCAACATGCCTTATGACGATTCATTGCTTGTGCATACGGCATGGGATTTAGGGTTCAATGATGCGACTACAATATTTTATTTTCAAGTTTTTGGAAAAGAAATCCGGCTAATCGATTATGACGAAGGCAGCGGAGAGTCATTAACGCACTGGCTAAATGTCGTCATTAAAAAGCCATATACATATGATATGCATTTAGCGCCACACGATATTTTAGTCCACGAGTACACGAGCGGTATGACAAGACAAGCGACAGCATTTAAACTCGGCGTAACTTTGATCCCTGTTTCCAAAGTTGATATAATTTCCGGCATAGATGCGGCGAGAAATATACTAAATAGATGCTGGTTCGATGAAAAAAAGTGTGAGAAAGGCATAAAAGCGCTTGAAAATTACAAAAAAGAATGGGACGAAAGGCACGGTTGCTGGCGGTCAAGTCCATTGCACAATTGGTCTAGCCATGGCGCAGACGCTTTCCGCACGCTGGCAACAGGTCTACACTATATAACAGGTAAAAAAACCACAGCGGAAGCGGAAAGAGAAAGAGTCGAATCTCATAGAGACACCAGCGGTTTATTGCCTGGTCATTATCTATATGATATAGACACATTCGAAAAATCCAGGAATTCATTTAGAGGTACCAGGTCCCGAACGTTTTGATTTACAACAGGTTTAACTATGTCATCTTATTTCCCCCCTTGGAATAACTCGTTAGAGCCATCGCAAGGAAGCACTCGCCAGTGGCTGGACAATCTTTACTCAAAATTCCAGCCCATAGAACAAAGCCGCTGGAATCAATCTAATATAGATACTATGTTTTACGCCGGTGCTCAGACATATGTAAATCGGTATTTTGGGGGTGGTTCTCCTAGCTCAAACAACCAAGAATACTATTTTAATATATGCCAGCAGCCTATCAACATGGTAACTGGATACGAAAGACAACACCGTAAAAACTTTAATTATGTGCCTATCGAAGGCGCCAACCCAAAAACTACCGATCAATACACAAAAATAATCACAAACGCGGCTAATCAATCGTGTATTCACGAGCAAAAATCCAAGGCAAAAGAACTGGCGGCTATATCTGGAATGGTATTAATGCAGCCTTATCTTGATTATTCTGGAAAAGATCAAGCGCAGGGAGATTTAAAGGTTAAAATTTGGGAATATAACTCCTTCCTTGTCGACCCCTATTTTAGATCCCCTGATATGTCAGATGCTCAGTTTGTATGGTGTCAAGAGTATATCAGTAAGAAAGAGGCCGAGGAGAGATTTCCTGATAAAGTTAATCAAATATACCCCATGGCGGGGACGCCTCAAAGATATGGCAACTTTTATTTTCTTCCTGAAAACTATAACATGGCTCGTAACGATTTAATGGTTTTGTCTTATGTATGGTACAAATGGCGACGCAAGAAAAAGAGACTCTATTCTGAAAAACTTAATCAATTTTTTGATTTTGCCGGTGGCGAAGAAAATCTTGAAGAAATCCTACAGGCTATTCCCGATCTGGAACAAGTAACAGTAGATGTCCCATGCTGGAAACTTGCGACAGTTTTAAATGATCAACTTATGTACTTAGGGGACAATCCTTTACACTTCGAAGCATGCCCATTCATTCCCTATTTCTGGAACTACGAACCTCATATAAACTACTATGATTTAAGAGTTAGAGGCCTAATAAGGCCAATGAGATCCGCTCAATTTCTTTTCAATCATAAAGTTATTATGAATAATGATATTACCGAATCAACGATAAATTCGGGATGGAAGCGCAAGGTTGGAGCGGTAGCAAATGAAGACAATCTTAAAAAAACCGGACAGGGTTTTGACATAGTGATTAATCCCGGATTCAACCTAGAGGATTGCGAAAAGATCATACCGTCAGGAGTACCTGAATCAGATTTAGCTCTAGCCGAACAACTGAGGCAATTAATGTTCCAAACATCAGGGATAGATTTGGAGAATTGGTCCGGTCAGCAAGATAAACAAAGTAGTTCCCTAACACTAATGATCAAGCAAGCGGCCAATCTAATGGTATTCCAAAAGTTTTTTGACCAATGGGATTATTCAGACAAGCTTTTAGGTGATGTCATGCTGCAAGTCGTTTTGAATAATTGGAATGCTTCAAAAGTGCAAATGCTGATAAACGAAGAGCCCACACCTCATTTTTTTAGCAGAATATTTGCGAAATACCAAGTAACGGTAGAGGAGGCAGACCTTACACCGACTCAACAAAACTTACAAGCTCAGCAAATGCTAGACATGAATGCTGTATTTGGCCGTGAAGTGTTCCCGCCATCTATGATTATTCCTAAATTAAATATAACGGGCAAAGCAGAGATAATTGAGTTTATGCAACAGCAAGAGCAACAAGCACAAGCGGTTCAGTCGGAAGCAACAAATATCGAACACGCCTTCCAAGAAGCCAAGTTAAAAGAATTAATGAGTAAAGCAGTAAGTAATCTTGCAACAGCACGCGAGAGACATGGTAGAGCGGAAAGTAATATCGGTTTATTTGAAGAAAGGCTCTCAATGATCACCAAAAACAGAGCAATGGCGACAAAAGAGAAAATGGAAGCTCTTGAAAAACTCGTAGACGTGATAGCTAAATATGGCGAAATTGAAGCGGCAATAAAAATGAATGAGCTGGAAAGTGTTAGTTTTCAGCAAGAGCAAGAAGAAGACCGGGAAAAAGTCGATGCAAAACAAACATCCGAGTCTAATAAGTTTATGATGCAAATGATGCAGGGGATGGGGCAGGAAAATCAGGAAAATATGGGACAACAGTCATCTACACCAGGTGAGGAATGAAAAGCAATAAATAGTTTAAATAAAACAAATGGTTGACATAAAACATTTTTTCTGATAAGGTAAGATAAAATGAACCAGGAAGAAATCGATATGAATAACAGATTGCAAATGATAGAACTAGTATATAAAGAAATTGGACAGTTTAGGAAGATATCTTGTATTTTAATTATGAAGAAATTTAAATTATCTGAAGACATTTCTCAATATATTTGTCAAAAAATATGGTTAAGAAATCATTTAGAGGCTCGCAAGATGGCTAAGGATTTGGAATATAGGCTCTCATGAAAGATTGAAAGATTGAAAGATGAGATATTGGCAAAGAGACAGTGAAATGAAAAGTAATTTTTGTTTAAATCCTGAATTGATCACCACAGATGAATATTGCTGTTGCGAGTGCGAGGGTTTGAAATCATTCAAAAAGAATTATCCTACAACTGAAGAAATTTTTGACCATCTAATGGAGATTTCAAAGGATATGTATTTGACTAACCCTGATCCATTAAGGGTTCCTAGTATGTTGGAATTTGTTATGTTTATAGATGAGGGATAGGATATATGAATATTCAAGAAAGTAAAACCAAGTTTAGATGATACTTATATAAATTAATTATTGGTATTGAAAATGGGGAATAAGACAGATAAGTTGAGGTATATACGAAGAAAGAATAATATGAGGTTAAGCGGCTATAAGTTTCCTAAATGGACTTGTAAGAGACGAGGGAGTTATTTAAAGTGGAAAAATAATTATCCTACATTATTAGATGACTCTTGGGTATACGTTATAAATTAATTATTGGCATTCAGAATGTATAAATGTCCTACCTGCGAAAAAGAAACAGACGAATCATTTTACACTACAATTTATCCTCATTTGATTACAAAAAACCAGCAAGATCGCGGTGTTCTTCCAAGGGGTGATGTTTTGATGAAAACATGTCTTGATTGTAGCAAAAAAGTAAATTTTTATAATCCTGAGATTTTTGATTTAAATTAATTATTCGTATTGACCAAGTAATTATTTTAATCTGTAAAAATGGAATTTATTTAACATAATCTATATTATCAGACGGAGATTGAAATATGGGGATATATTACCAAGCAATGGATCATAAAAATAAAGAAGTCATAAAACCTCCCCATAAATTTTCTATAAAATTTCCTGGCATCATAAATCCTAATAACCCTTTCTCAAATATGGTTATATTAGCTAATGCAATTGGAGGTGAATTTGAAATTGTCAACGATGGCAATGAGGATATATTTTATGACGAAGATTACACAGATGTAACAGATGAATATTTTGAAATGTTAAAGAAATATTTTCCCAATTATGATTTCGATAAGGCACAATGGATTGGATAAATTGTAAAGTCACAAAACCGGAATTAAGAATAGATTTGCTTTTCGTAAATGGTAAGAACGAAGTCACAGTGGGTCGATGTTTTGATATTGATTCCGACGGTTTTGTATGGATTGAAGATGACTGTAGACAAACTAATGAAGTGGCTAAATATTGGATGCCTTTACCTAAACCACCAAAATCAGACGGTTGAAAATAAATTTAAAGAATTACAAAAATAAATGCCCATGTAGTTCAAAAGTAGAACGCCCGATTGTCAATCGGGAGGCTGTTGGTGCAAGACCTGCCATGGGCGATAAAAGGAGTTTATGCAAGGAAAAAAATGACGAAAATGACTACTTCATTCGTGCAACCACCAAATATAAATTTGTCATTTAATCAAAATTTATTAAAATTTGGTTGTTTTGACAAATTACAAAATTTAGATTATGAATTGTCTGAAATTATAAAATTAGCAAATAAAAAAATCAGAAATCAAGATGTTGGGAAAAAAAGAGAAATTGAAAGACTTTTAATAACTCATAGAGGATATCATGAGCGGGCGAAAATTAAAAAAGAGATCTATGAAAAAGCGATTGAAAACGCTAAGAAAATGTCCCGTTTATCAAATGCGGGTCCTTTTATGCGATTTAAAAGATTTCAATCCTAGGAATAGTTTACTTGAATTTGGTTTGGATATGAGAGGCTACGATAATTTATGACTCACTTTTTAGATAATACTCCTCCCAAAGTAATAGCAGAAAATATATTAGGAAAAACTGAAACAGATGAATTTGCCTTATGGGCTTTCGGAGAAAATTATATGGAGAAATTCAGCAAAGAACTGATATGGGCATGGAATGAAAGACATGCAAAAAAGCTAAGAATATCATTGGGTGGAACGCTCGAGGAAGATATCCCTAAAATGATCGAACTTTGGAAAAATGGAATGAAAGAAAAATTATGTTTAGCTCTTAACGTTTTAAAAACCATTTCATCTATTGGGGATAATTTATCTCATATCGAATGTGAATCAAACGTTTACACATTTGATGATGAAGCATTTGGAAATGTCATGTGCATGAGAGATATTGCAGATGAATGTATAAGGAATTTAGAGGATGCGAAGATTGAAGATAAAAGTTAAAAAATCATTGAAAATAAAATTCAAATATCCCAGGATGATTCAGGATAGGTTAAACAAAGAGGTTTGTTATGAGCGGCGGAACAAGAATTGATGATCATTCATCACCATGGGGCAAAAAAGGAAAGGCAAGCGTTTTTCCAGATGGCCCGCACAAAGAGATAGACGAATCAAGTGCTAATGGTTTTGGTGGACTTTCTCACTATGAGGATACTACGGAAGCGATTAAGGCCCAGCAAATGATGAATACTAAAAAGGTTCATGGCCACCCTCAAAAGATTGGTCATAGAAATTAAGAGTTTTCAACATGTTCAAACATGTTCTTAAGTATGGTTTGTCATCTCTGTTCCATACAAAAATCAGAGATTTTATTCTTTAAAAAATCAAAAAAGGTGAATTATGGATAGCGGTTTTGAAGATAGAACAGCACCTCCAAAAACCAAGAAGATGAAATCCCCTTGGAATTTTGATGCTCCAAAATATGATGAAAGATCATCATGTTATGTAAATGCAGGTTCTCATTATGGTGTAGGTTTTGCACAGCCAATTGGTCGTGAAGGAAATCCAAAGACTAAGGTTCCAGCACTACCTCAAGACCGTTATAAAGTTAATACCATGAAAATAGATAAAGTTCCTTATAAAAACGAAGAGTTAGATTTAGAAAAATGAAAAACGCTTTACCAAAATCTAAACATGTTGTCGCTCATGCTTCCAGTCAAAAGAAAGGAATGGGTGACTATTATGGTTCAGGAATCCTTGCTAAAATAGGACGCCAAAGGGAAGGTATTGGTTTTGAATCTATAAGTCCTAAGAAGTTAAAAGTTCCTCCGAAAAATCTTGCTTAGGATTTAATCTTTCAAATAATTCTTTATATTTTTGTTTAACTTTATTTTTTGTTTCATTTATTGATTTTTCGACCTCAATTTTAACTTCTTCTCTATATGCTAATATAAGACAATTTGACATTATTTTAATTGATGCTTCTCGTTCTTTAAGACTTGGTAATGAATCTATTTTTTCTAAAATATTATCATCAACATGAAAAATTCCTTCATGAAACATGTGCGTGATAAGTTTTTCATTTTTACCATTTAAATATTTATTAAAATATTCTTCAGAACATTTATCTTTAAATTCTTCTTTTCTTTTTATTGGGAAAGCTCTTTTATATTTTGACATCTTCAATTCCCTCAAATATTAGATTGGATTTTTTATATTCTGAATTTAGGCTCATTTGATCATAAATATCTTTGATTTGATAATCCAATAAGTCATCACTTTCTTTAGCCTCTAAAGTTTCCCTGTTGAATTGAAAAAGTTGAATGCTGTCGCAAATGATTTGGCTTTCCGTTAAATTGTTTTTTGAATATGTGCTCCACATATTTCTATCCGGTATCATCCAAATGACTTTGATTTTATCGGATGGGGGGTAGGCCTTAAATAGCATAGAGTTGGTTTGAGATTTTGGTTTAGATAGTCTAGGTTGCCATAGAAGTCTTTTGGTTACTCCATTTTCATGTGTCCTGGCATGAGCGAAAATGTAAAAAGGATGATTTTCGAATTCTTTAGGCCTATTATTTATGCAGTCTATACATCCTTTTGAAATATAGTCTGATTGCTTGTTGTATTGAATCCATCTATCGTGTGCATCAAGGATGTTGACTTTCATTTTTTCCTCATAGTTCTATAAATTTTAACCTAAAATATGATATATATTTTTTTATCCGATTAAAATATATCAAATTTACATTTAATTAAAGTATCAAAGGAGTATTTATGACAGAAAACTTACCTATACAACAGACTGAGCAGGTTCAAAAGCAAAATGATAAAGAGATTAATTTTAGAGCTCTTGAAGCTAAATATAAAAGGGAATTAGAACAGGAAAGGCAAGCTAGACTTCAACTGGAAGAAAAGATCCGGCAGAATTCAGAGACTGAAGACGACGAGACTTCTGAACCATATGTAGATCATAAAAGGTTGAATAAAAAGTTAAATAAGTTTAATGAAAACACGCAATCAGAAATTCAAAAAGCCATGGAAACGGCTAAAGCCAAAGCTAAAGATGAACTTAAAGAAGAAATGTGGTTAGAAACGAATCAAGATTTCTACGATGTTGTAGAAAAGCATTCCGAGAAATTTGCTGAAAGGAATCCTCATTTAGCAAATACCATCCTAAAGATGCCTCCTGGATTTGATAGGCAAAAACTTGTTTATCAAAACATCAAAGCGCTTGGATTAGATCAGCCAGAAAAAAAACAAAGTTCTGTTCAAGAAAAGATTGATGCAAATAGGCGATCTCCATATTATCAGCCATCTGGTGTAGGGTCCCCAGCATACGCTTCACAATCAGATTTCAGCCCTTCTGGGCAGAAAAATGCCTACGACAAATTGCAAGAATTAAAACGAAATCTTAAGCTTTGAAATTGGAGATGATATGCCTCTAGAAAAAGGGAAGTCAAAAAAAGTTATTTCTGAGAATATTTCAGAATTGAGGCGTTCGGGAAGGCCTGAGAAGCAGTCTGTGGCGATTGCTTTAAGTGAAGCTAGAAAATCAGGGGCTCATATACCAAAAAAAGGGGATACAATGGCGCACAAGAAGAAAGAACATCAAAAGGAAAATCATAAAGAAAAAGAAAATCATAAAGAACATGAAAAAAAACACATGAAAGAAGAAAAACATAAAGAGAATAAAAAGAAATAAAAACAATCCAAGGAGTCTTGAATGAGATTATTTATCTTTACCGTATTGAGTTTTTTTGTAGTGTCCTGTTTATATTCCGAACAATATGTTGGGATGAATTTGGGGACAAATACAATGATTCTGACAAATGAGAAGCATAATCCTAAAAGCGGCTGGCTAGCCTCGTGTTTTTTCGGTTATAAATCCTCTGAAAATATTCGGATGGAGATTTTCTTTTCTTACCTTAGGAATGAATTTAAAACAAAATATAATCTTGAAGGAAAGGACACGATAAAATCTAAGGAGTATCGTACATTTAATCGAATGGCATATATGGCCAATGTTATTTACGATTTATCTAAATTATCTGTTCAGGAGATCACGCCTTATGTTGGATTTGGTCTAGGGTATTGCAAGACTACAGAGAAAAATAAAATTAAATATGACCAAGAAGTTGAAAAAGATCAATTCAGGGATGGAAGAATCGCTTATCAAGGAATGGTTGGGATAAGGCATTCAATCGATGAAATATATTCAGCCTCATTGGAATATAAATATTTCATTGGATCCTCTCATATTAAAGATCATAGTGTAGGTATTAATTTTGCCAAAAACTTTTGATTTTATGATATTCCTGGTGTCGTGGGTTTCTCCGGTCAACGTGACCGGAGATTTTTCAATGTAAATCCGCTTTACATTAATCCAAGTATTTAATATTTTAAAATTTCGTGTCACATTCGTCAATGTGAATCTATTCGGCGTAGCAGGTTCGCTTCTGCAAAGATATGATCGAAGAAAGACGTAATTAGGCTCGTATCCCGATCATCATATCATCTGAATCACTCATGAAGGAGTGAAGATGCAAATCACAAACACGGGGAATTTAGGTCCCATGATATTGCAGAGTTTAGCGCCTGCAATGCTTTATGTGCCTACTCCATCAATGAATTACATTACAGTTTGCGACAAAGCTAGCATGCCCGCTCATGGAGGAACTACCATGCGCTTTATGCGTCCTCGCGCACTGCAACCGCCAACTGTACAGTTGGGTAATAGTGGTATTGATCCGCCAGCGCAGATACCACAACGCGATATTGTGGATGCGCAGACGGCATTTTTTGGAACAGGTGAAGAAGTTTACTCACAACAATTAGCTGCATAATTGACTTGATCTTAATATATACAACGTGTTATCTTTTCTAGGAGAAACTAAAACCAAGGGGGATAACATGGAAAGAAGTAAGGAAGAATTAATGTATTCATATGCTGCTGGAGCAATCGACGGAGATGGAGCAATCTATCTAGTTAAGGAAGGGAATTTATATATTCCTTTTGTCCAGCTCGTCAAAAAATTTGGCACTTTAATTTCATCTTTCAAAAATGATTTTGGAGGAATCGTAGGATCTTTAAAGCCAAAGATGCCTCATCATTCTCCTCTTCATTATTGGAGATTAAAAGGATCAGAGAACTGCAAAGACTTTTTACTGAAAATCTCGCAATTTCTAGTCTATAAGAAAATAAGAGCTGAAGTTTTATCTGAATATATTGAAAAAAATCCATTTGTAAGAGGAATAACTCTTAGTCCTGAACAGATAATGGGAAGAGAAAAATATCATATAAAACTAGGTACATTAAACGATGAGGCTTATCGTCAGAACATTTCAATGGTTGCAAAAACCTATTTAAATACTGAAGATGAGGCTTTTTGGGCTTATGTTGCTGGTATTATGGATACAGACGGATCATTTTCTGTTAAGAGACAAAGAGGACAGGCTGATACAAAGAATCTTAGATATATTCCATGCATTCAAATGTCGATGGCATCTTTAGATGTTATTAATCACATAAGAAAAAACTGTGTTTATGGAACTGTATGTGTTGCCAAAAACAAAAGTTGTGTTCGTGGTTTTCATTATGCTTGGAGTATAGGCAAGAAACAGGATTCAGCAGAATTCATAGAAAGCATTCTTCCTTATCTCAAGGAAAAAAAAGATCAAGCATCAATTGTTTTGGACTTTTGCAAAAATAGTGAAAATACTAAATATTGCAAAGCTGGAATTTCTGAAGAAGAATTAAAATTTAGAGAATCTTGTTACCAAAGAATTGTGGCTTTAAATAAGAGTGGCAGCCTGTTGTGTGAATCTCAACAAGGTTAGAGATCACATAAAACTTGGCTATATGCTGGAAACCCCTAAAGCTATCAGTACCATAGTGTGACAATCTGATAGATGTAACAATGGGCAATCAGCAGGGAAGGCCCGCAAGGGAACCCTCAACGACTACACGCCAGGCACTCTGTAACCGCAGAAGTGAAGATATAGTCTGAACAGTGGTGAGAGCCATTGAGAGAGGAATGACAAGACTCTCCGCCAGTGTAACAAGAGTAACAAAAACGACCGCTCTTGTTCACTGGTCATAAAAGTAACAGTTAGTGCATTATTAATGAGCAGGTAATCTTACAAGATCAGGAAGGCGTATTAGCTTGGGTGTCAGAGCGTTTAGCAGTCGCGATGCGGCAAGCAGAGGATTTGATCCTCCGCGACTATATCATCAGCGCAGCATCGGAAATAAACGCAGGTGGTGGTGGAAACGGGGATAACCCAACAAACTACGGTGTAACTGACTTTAGTTTGCTTGCAACCACATTAGATACTAATAATGCATATAAGTTTATGTCTGGTATAGAAGGCATGGATCGCTTTGGAACTGGACCTGTGAGATCGAGCTATTTTATGTTAGCTTCAACAGAACTTCAGACTGATTTTGATGGTATGGTTGGCCAAGGGTTTAAAAACCAGTGGGATTATCCGACTAATGCCTCTGCTTTGCCATCCGAATACGGAAATGTATTTAATATCCGTATTCTTACAAGTTCTGAAAATCCAGTTGCTCGCGGTACATCTGCTAATGGACAGGATATTTATTATAATCCAGTTCTAGGAAAACAAGCGGTAACTCATATTAATCAAGACGGTTATTCAATGAATCTTATTTATAGAGACCCATACTACAGTGGTATGTTGGCCCAAAATGCTACTCTTGCTATTAAGTTT